GGTTCAGCCAGGCCTTGCCGCTTGAGGCAAACGACAGCTCACAGTTGCGGTATTCGGCGCGGAAATTGTGGTAGACGACGCCGCCGAGGATTTCCGTCACCTCGTCGTTGACGACGCCGATCGCCGCACACGGACCAAAGCCCGGACCGCTCCCGACGTGTTTGATGCGCCGGCCGACCCAGTCCGCCACGTCCGCATCGAACCCCAGCAACAATTTCAAACCTGACCCCCAACCGTATAGAGCGCGTCGTAACTGAGAAGCTGCACCGGCACTTCCGGGTAAGCCCCGTTCGTCAGCGCGCTCTGAATGACGATCCGCACGCGCGGGGCGCCGACGTAGCCGATGCCCGTCGTGCTGATCCAGTTCGCAATGACGGTGTTGTCATCGTACCAGAGCGGCACATCCCACAACGTCGTGTCCCAAACGCCGAACGTCGTGGCGGCGACGTTCGTGCTCGGAAACGTCGCCCCCAGCACATCGGCATAATCCACCGCCATGTCGATCGACGCCGTGATGGTGTTCGGCGTGCGAAACAGCGGGCGCATCATCTGAAACTGTTTCAGCCGCCCCGAGGCGCCGAGGTCGGTGTACGCCTGGCGAATGTCGCAGGTGATCGGCATGCCATTGTCGGCGCCGCCCACGTCCCACCGGCACACGCTTGAAGCCGCGCCGAAATAGGGCCTGTCGTTGGCAATTCCCCAGCAGAATGCATTCACGCCCGTGAACCGGCACCACGAGCCCGTCTGGACGTTTTGCACGTACTGATAACTCGTCCCGAGCTGCGTCACCGGCACGTTGTAGATCGCGAGCTGTCCGGCCGGGTACAGACAGGCCTCCCAGCCGAAATTGCTGATGTAGTCCCGCGCCGACTGCGCCCATGCCTGTTGAAGTTTCGCCGTGATGGCGATGTTTTCGCTCTGGCTGCGGTCGATCTTCATGGCCTGGGAAAGCGGAATGGCCCCGTCCGCCGTCAGCAACACCATTTCCGCGCCATACTTCAGCAGGCACCGGCGCCCCAGTGGCTTGCCGACGTTGAGCACCGCAACCAGCGCCCATTTCGTCGCGTCGGACGGATCCGAACCCTGATAGATAATCGCCTGCCCCTGGTCGGTCACGGCGACGAAGAATTGCGTTACGCCGCCGGCAACCTCAAGCGACCACGTCCCGATACCCTGCAGCGTGCCGCCACGATCGGCGACGCTACCGAGGTCGAGCAGGCCCGCCGCGCCGTCCACCGCCAGCGACGCCAGAAACCACACCCGAAGGCTGTTCTTCTCGCCGAGGAAAATGCGCGAGTTCATCACGGTAACGTCGATCAGTTTCGTCTGATCAAGCGTCACCGCGCCCGACGTGCCCGTGATGCCGCACGTCGTCCACGTCGTGCCGTCGTACCGGCGCGGCGCGTCGGCGCCGGACACGCACACGAGGTGCGTCGCGCCGTTGGTGGCGAAATTGACGTACTGCCACTGCGCCGAATTGAGGCCCGTGACGACGCCGGCGCCGACCGCACCCGCCGTCGAGGCGTCATAGATCGCCGTGCCGGCCGCCGCGAACAGCTTATCCGCGCCTGGGCCGGCGCCGCGATAAACGAGCAGGCTTTGAACCGGCGCCGAGAAGCCCGTCACATGCGACTGAAAGCCCCGCCGCGCTTCGACGTAACCCGCTCGAGGAATCCAGTTGTCGAGCACCACGGCGCAATCGGCTGGCATCGCCGAGAGCGGCGACTGCGCGTCCCAGCCGCCCACGGGCGCAGGGATGCGCGCGCCGATCGACCGCTGTTGCCGGACGATCTGCTGCGCTGCGCGCCTCACTGCCCGAACGACCCCTCAGGCAGATTGACGCCCCACGGATAGGCCGTCTTGCCGCCAATGGCGATCGTCGTCGTGCCCGAGTCACGAGCCATCATTTGCGCCTTGTTGCGCTCGTACGTGTTGAAGTCCTCGGAATAGTCGAGGCCCTTGGTCTTCTTGAACCGCCAGCGCAGGCCAAGGCCCATAAGCTGTTCGGATAGATACGTCGTGTCCGTGTCGGCCAGAAACTTCGCCTGGCCCGCCCCGCCGGCCGACTTGGCCCAATAGTCGCTGATGTAATTGCCCGCGATCGTCTGCCCCGCAGGCGGCGCCGGAAACAAATACATCTGCCCCTGGCGCTGCTGCCACATCAGATAGACGCTCGCATAGGCGGGCTGCGCCTGCAGCGCCTGCCACACCTGCGGGCTGACCGGTCCCAATAAGTTGCGGCGCGTGGTGCGGTTCCAGAAGCTGTTGTTCACCCACCGATCAAAGTCGGTCGGGATGAACGCCGTCTGCAGTTGCTGCGCCACCGTCGTGAACGTGAATTCCGCCGTCAGCGCCTGCCAGTTGTAAGCGCTCTGAAGGTCCGCGCCCTCTTCGTTGGCAAGCGCATAGAGCGTGCGAACCTGCTGATCGGGGTTATTGACGACGGTCGCCGGGCGCGTGATGCCCAAAAGGTCCGCCGCATCCTGAATCAGCGTCAGCAGGCTCATTCGTCAGACAGCCCGCGCGGGATGTCGAGGTCGCTCGTTTTGCGCGGACGACCGGGGCGCCGGCGCTCTTCCTGCGGCTCCTCACCGCCTGCAAGCCGCTCCTCAAGCTCAAGCACGCGCGCCTCAAGCTGTTTGTTCGCCGCGATCAGACGTGCGATCTCGCCCGTGTCTTCGCTCGCCTTGAGCCACGCCGCCGCCTTGTCGCGCAGCGCGCGGGCGCCAGGGCCGAGCCGGTCCAGATTGTTGTCCGGCACGCGCGCGAGCTGATCGACGGTGTAGACGTTGAGCGCGTTGAGTTCCGCGATCTGCGACGGGCGCATCGGCGGCCACTCTTTCAGCGGCGTGCCGCCGTCGTAGACGTCCTGCTGGCCCTTCTTGAACTTCGCGTAGTATTGCGGCCAGCGGTCGACGTGGCCCTGGTTCACCTTCTCGACGGCGCGCGTCTTGTTGTCGCCAAGCAGGACGATCTCGACGAATTCGACGTCCTCGAACACCGGGCGCCCCGCTTGCTCGCTCTTGAACGTCTGCTCGACGGCCTCGACGAAAAAGCGCGGGACCGCCGCGTCACGAACGGGCGGGCGCCCATAAAGAACATCAGAGCTGAAAACATCTTCCACGCGTCGTCTCCCGAAAAGCTGCCGGGCGGCCACGATGACCGCCCGGCGTCACTGGATCAGTTCGTTTTGTCGATGTACGGCCACAGAATGTTGGCCGTTGCCGTCACGGTCTGCGTCATCGTCACCGCCGACCCCGTCGCCGAGGCGTTGCCGCTCAGCAGGATCGTGTCGGGAACCTGCCCGAACGGCACGTTCGGCTGGCCGCCGCCGCCAAGGGCAACACCCTGGCGGAAAATGCCGTTGATGGTCAGGTTCGAAACGCCTGTCCCGTTGAGCGTGGCGCCGAGAGCCACGTCATTGAAGGACGAGATATTGGTGAGGATGTTCGAACCGCTCGTGGTGTTCGCCGTGAACGTGTTGCCGCCGTTCAGGAGATACAGGCCCACGATCTGCTTGGTCGACGTCGTGGGCGTGTTGTTGAAGTTCACCAGACCGCCCGTCGCCGTCGTTTCCGCGATCGCGTTGTTCGATCCAGTGTAACGGATCGGGCAGTGACCGGCCCGCTGCAGCCAGATGTAATACGTGCCGGCGGCGAGCGAGGTCGATTGATCGAACCGCCCCACGCCGCACGACTGACCGCGCGGGCTGTTGCTCGTGGTGACGAGCGAGCACGTGAAGTCTTTGTCGTAGGTGTAGAGCTGGCCGTCCCGGAGCGTTGTCGCAGAGCCAAGAACGAGGCGGCAGTACACGTACTCCGCTTCGTTGTCGCCGCTGACGACGGATCCAAGGTCATAGGACGGCGCGAACACGCCCTGACCGAGCGTGACCGGACCTTCGACGACGAAGGGGTTTGCCCCTTCTTCCGTGAGCTGACGAATTGAATATGCCATGTGTCGATCTCCTCAGCCGATCACGCGATCAGGGCGCCCTGGAGCGCCGCGTTGCCGAGCGTCATGTTGCCGGCGAACACGATGGGCTTTGCCATCGCGTCCTGGTTGAAGCTGTCCCGATTGTCGAGCGCCACCATGTTCCGGCCCTTCGACGGGCGGAAATAGATGTAGTCGGTGTTCAGGAAGTACATGTGGTTCGCCGGGCAACCGCCGCCGATGCCGCCGTCGAACACGACGTCCGCGCTCGCGCCGCCGCCGAAATACTTCAGCGACGTGAAGCCGGCGCCGGTCTGATCGGTCCCCGTGATCCGCTGGATCGCCTGCAGCGACTGCAGGTAGAACAGGTAGTAGGCGTTGTCCGCCACGATCAGGTTCGGACGATCCGTGCCGCGCGAGCAGCGCAAATACAGGTTGTTCATGTTCGACTGAATGTTGGAAGCGCTCATCGCGCCGCCGCCGTTCGTCACCGCCGACCACGACTGGTTACGCCAGAACGTCCACACCGAGCGGTCAATGCCGCCCACGGTGCCCGTGGCCGGCGAGTCCGCCACGAGGAGCTGCAGGCCGCCGATCTGCTTTCCGCTCGCCGCCGTGCCGTTCGAGTACATCGCAATGGCAATGTTGTTCTGCAGGGTTTTTTCGGCGTTCTTCACGCGCAGGGTGAGCAGTTCGATGATGGCGTTCTCACCGACGTTCTGCACCTCGCCTTCGAGGCCGGAAATCGTGACGAGCGTCGCCGCCTGTTTCCAGTCGAATTCTGCGGCGGTCGCGATGTCGCTCGGCGACACGTTCAGGAGTTCGTACCCGGAATACCACATGAACGTGGTGTTCTCCTGGTATTCGAGCTCCTGCACGATCGTCCGACCGCCAGAGACCGGCTTATAGCTGCCGCTCTTCTGCATGTAGTACAGAATTGCGTTGTTCTTCTTCATGTTGTCCGCGGCCTTGCCCGTCCGGTTACGGAGGGTGACGGTCGCGATTTCGTTAATGCCGGGTGATGGCATTGAAACCTCCTGCTGAGATCAATTAGCGAATGGACGCGAGCGCGGCGCGAACGTCGGCTTCCACGTCGTCGGAATGGCTGACCTGCCGTTGTTGAGCGATCTCGCTCCCACGGTTCGGTGCGCCGGTCACAGAAACCGCCGCGCGTTTGGCATTCGCCGCCGCCTTTGTCGCCTTCTCCTGCTCGGCGCGCTGCGTCTCGAGCAATCTGCGGATTTGCGGGTTCGCCCAGCAGGCGCGCTCGTACGCTTCTTCAAGCGAATTCGCCAAGCCTGCGTCCAGGAATTTCACGATGTCGTCGCGCACGTCATCAAAGTACCGGTTTTCCGGTCTCGACTTGAACTCGGCGATCGTGCGCTCGGCTGCGTCTGCCTCGCGCTGTTCCTGCGCCTGAATTGCCTGGTCCTTCCATGCGCGAAGGTCGGCAATCTGGTCGATGAGCACCTGCAATCCCGCATCGGTCTGCGACCCCTGCGGCTGCATCTGCTGTTGCTGCTGGAGCATCGCCCCAACTTGCGACGGATGGACGCCGTACTGCTGGGCCAGCCACTGCAGGCCCGCGATCGGGTCAGTGCGCAAGAGGTTTTCGGCGGCAAGCAGCTGCTTGATCGCCTGATCCTCCGTCATCCCGTTGAGCTCCCACATGGAGCGCGCGGGGCTGAGCACCTCGTCCAGTTTGTTGTACCGGCCCGCCTTCTTGTCCCATTCCTGTTTGGCCCGCTGGACCTCCTGGTCCCGGCGGATCAGTTCGTCCTGAACGTCCGGGTCGAGTCGTTCCCAACGGGCCTTGATCTCAGGCTTGAGACTCGCCGGCATCGGACGGATGGTCGCCGTTAGCGGTTCCGTGATGCCATTCTCTGGCTGAGTCTGGTCTGCGGGTTCGTTTTTCGGGGCGAACCGTCCCCGCTCGTCGCGCACCGGACCGTCTGTCTCGGGTGCGGACGATTTCGCATCGGCCTCGGGCGCGTCTCCGTTCAGTTCACGGAGTGCTGCCTCAACGTCGGCCGAAATGTCGTCGTCTTCGAAATCTTCGCTCATTACGCCTCGCCTCGCTCGATCGCGCCGACCATGTTGGCGCGCTCCGTCACCGACATGCTTGTCAGCACCTCGGTCGCCTGCTGAACGTCTTCACGCACGTCTTCGACGTACGTCCGATCACTGAAGGGCCGCAGCGTGTCAGCGCGCTGCTCGTTGCCGACCTCTTCGCAGCCATGTGCGCGCAGCTCGGCGCGGTACTTGCGCTTGCTGTCGTAGATCCGGCCATCCGCCATGCTTTTGAGGCCGTGAATGCCGTTCATGGCATCGCTGACCACGTACGGCGCCGGATAGTCCGACCGCTGCGGAGGGTCGGGCATGCAGTTATGCGGCCAGGCTCTCAGGGAGTGCAAATCCCCGCAGTACGAACACAGACGATATCGCGTGCGCATTATTTCCCCTGCGCCTCCGGACTCAGACTCGCCAGCCCAGCCGCGAGCAAAGCGGCGAGCGCCGTCGCGTCGTCCGGGAAGACGAGGAACGCCGTGTCCCTCCACGTTCCGTCCGGAAGCCGCACGTCACCGCCCCACACGACCGCAGGGGTCGCGGGGTCTGGCGTGACCTCGTAAGCCTCAAGCGCTGGCGTGAGGCGGTTCCGGGCGATGTTCCAGTGGCTGCCGCTGACATAGCCCGTGACCGGGCGCGTCGTGATGCCGTCGACAGTGACCGGAGCGCCGTAGATGGGCACGCTGATCGGGCCAAGGACGATGGAGGTGTTCGGGCGGATGGTCATGATGTCGCCCCGGTGAGTTCGCCATCGGTGAGGGCGCGAGGCACGATGGCGAGGAGTTGGATGAGGCCGTTCGGAAAATTCGAGCCCCCGCGCGAGCCAATGCCAAGCGTTGAAAGCGTACCAACGGGCAAGGTAACGCCTGTGTCTGTTGTTCCGAGCGCTCCATCAACAGCGCCGCGCGCGTCATTTGTTTGGATTCGCGCTGCGATCTTCTGCGCCGTTGTGAGCCACGCCCCAGAGTCCGTGTCTCCCTGATTGACGCCACCGCTATCCACGCGCGTCAGAGTTCTGCTTGTCGATTGGTAAATTGTGCTGCGGTTGGCGCTTGTGCCGTCGCTCAGATTATACAGGCTTTCGCCGGACACGGCTGTTTTTGTGCCCACCAGCGCAATCACCGAATGCGCCCCGCTAAAGCTCAGCCCCGTGATGCTCGCCGCATCAGCGCCTCGCGATGCGCTGGAGGTGGTTGTGGGAATTAGGCTGGAGGCCGATGATCCGACCTCAAATTGAGCCGACCAAACGTCGATGGCGTCGCCGCTCGTGGCGATGCGCGGACCGACGAAATTGTTGCCCGCAGCCGTAGCGCCGGGGCCTGACACCGACATTCGTTGCCACGCAGACGTCAAAACAACGTCCGTGATCCCGGCCCCGTTTGGCTGAACCAGGGAAATGGTGCCCGAGCCAGTGCGACGCCGCATCCACATGCTGCCGGTGTACGTGGTGCCGACGCCCAGCGAGCCGCCGACAACCTGATATGCTGTCCCAGCGGGAGCCGTGGCGGTGATTGTTTGAGCGCCGGTCCCGCCCGATGGATCGGATACGCCTGTCGTCACGGTCGCGTTTGACGCAGACCACACGCCGTTGCTGAAGTCCTGCGACCACAGCGCCAAATTCGTCGCCCCCGCCTCCACCAACAGCCCCGCGCTCGTGCGGCGCGGTGTGTTGGCCCCGAAGAGGGTCGCGCCGGCGAGGTCATAGGCGCTGCCTGAGCGGGTGTAA